TAAACTCCGCTCCTTCTAGCATTACTATGCTATTAACATCATGCCCTTCTGGCATCTGAACTATATTAACATTACCTAACTCTCGGCTAACCTTCTTGCCAAAATCCATACCTGCTGAATCACCATCTGCTAAGACAATTACTGTATCAAAGTCATCTAATATCTTAGAGTAAAATGGTTTCCAGTTGTTGGCTCCTGGAATACCTATGGCTGGATGATTTGTCTTTACACTCATGGTGATGCAGTCTATTTCTCCCTCTGTCACACAGATATAATCTGATGCAGTAAGAACTACTTGTGCATTAAACATGCTGGTCTTAGCGCCAGGCATACCCATATACTTTGGGTCAGCATTACCTATTGCTCTGAATCTAATATCTACTACACCTGATGGTGTTATGTAAGGTATTGCTAGTCTACCTGTGTACTGTTCATGACCTGGAAGAGCGTCCTTTACCACTCCAAGATGAAAGCGTTGCGCCTCTTCTACCGATAGATTGCGTGTTGCTAGATACTCTGCTGCTAGATGAATCTGACTTGCGTACTGGTGCGTCGCCTGCAAGAGAAATTGTCTGTGCGAACTTGACAGCCTCACTGTAGTTACCTCCTTCCCTATGCATAATTAAATCGTATACATCTCCACCAACACCACATCCGTGGCATTTGAATCTTTCTTCTTCAAAGTTAATACCTGCTGATGCATGACTATCACTATGAAATGGACATTTAATTTTGCGCCAGCCGTGTCCCTCAGCAGGCACGGCTGCGCCTACATATCTTAAGTAGTCCGCGATACTATGTTTCACCCATTGCCTTTCTGATTAGGGCAAGCCAAATGCTGGCTGGCATTGTGCAATACCACTCACCAACATCTGACTTACCTTTCCGTTTGTGCAGAACTGTCCCAGTCCACGCGTTGTCGTTCTTAATTTCTACTTCCAACTCTTTGACCCAAGCGCTCAAGTCCATGCGGACGTGGTCTTTGACCTCAATAGTCACTCCATTCACACCACTGATATCACCTTTATCTAGTTGTGCTCCTGCGATTCTGCGGTCTGCATATGGAAAGCCATTGACCTTCAACCATTTAACAGCATCTGCTTCTGCTTTGCTGCCTTTACGCTTGGCTGCTGTACTCATTCTTGTGGTTCGTCCCTAACCTCTGTTAGTTCCCATCTACCTGTTTCTGCTTTCTTTGCACGTTCTTCTGCTATCTTTAATGATGATGCACGAATAACTTTTACTTTATATTGTGAGTATGTAACTCTATACTTTGGCATTACATTACCTCTTCCTGTTGGTATCTAACTGCTACATCTTCTAAGTACATGGACTCAGGATTAAATGACAGAGTAACATAGTTGCTGCCCGTTTGGTCAGCCCGTCCGTATCTGTTTTTAACTGGGGCTACACATAGATATGTGTCGTCTCCTTGTTTCATCTGTCCTATTGTAAGTACCATTGCTGGAATCTGATTGACCATACCCTGCACTGCGCTACGCGGCTGGCAAGGAAAGCCATCGAATCCTTCTTTGGTGTGGTGTAGCACCAATACTGCTGCGTTGGTATCTCTGGCTAGGTACTTAAGTTCTTTCATAACGGCACGCATTGCACCAAACTCATCATACCCATCCATTGCTACATCCATTAGGTTGTCTACGACAATCAAGGTAGGACTCTTGCCCCATACGGTTTCAAATGCTGAGACTTCATCGTCCAAGTCTTTGAGTGTAGGGCTAGATTCAAAGGACCAGAACAAGTGATTGTTAAGTTGCAGTATTTCATGTGACTTGTCTGGGTTATTTTTTAGCAGACTTTCTGCTGCTGTTTGTGTCATCTTGCCAGTCATGGCAATCAAACGCATAGCCATTGTGTGTGCATTAGTATCTGCTGAAAAGTAAAGTGTAGGATGTTTGGTTTTTGCAGCGATAGATAATGCAACTGATGATTTGCCTGCACCTGGAGTGCCAGCGATTACAGTTACTTCTGCTCGACGCAAAATAATCCCAGCCCTTTCAAATGCAGCAAAGGCAGGTGGCAATGGTTCGCCACCCACCTCTGCTTTATTTATAGAGCGTCTAAGTGTTTTCACTTAATCTGTTCTGGAACAAATGTGTTCCACTCTGGTGACTGTACTGTGACATATTGATTTTTGCACTTATCAAAGGCACCCTTCGGTGCTGGACAGAACCAACCCTTGTAAGGCTTTCCGTCTTTACCCATGCCCTGAATTGCAGTCATCTTTCCGTGTGGACAATTGCGTCCACCAATGGTTTGAGTTGGTGCTGGTTGATTTGCATAAGCATCTGCTGGAACTGATGTTCCACCAATTGTGTCAATGATATTGCCATTGAACGCTGCTGCTACTGATTGTGCTGTTGGCGCTGGAGTACCGCGTACTGCTGACTCTAGTTCCTGTGCTGCTGATGCGATTGCATGCACTGAAAGTGCAATGATGTTGTCTAGTTCGTCTCCGCTTTCTGCTCGGACTGTTACTAAACTACCTGCTGGTGTTTTAACTGTGATACTGATTGGTGCTTCTGTGCTAGGCACTATCTTCTCCTTGCTCAAATGGAGTGGCTAGACCCTTTTGGTCACGCCACTGTCTTACTTTCATTGCAAACTGTACACCTTTCCATCCTTCTTTGATGTCAACCCATACTAGTTTGCATGTTCCTGTCCCTGCTGGGGCATGAATTATAATTGCTTTCTCTTTGTTGATGTCGCCCCATGTGCCACGGCTTGCCGTGTCCACCATATACGGCATGCCGTTGGCATAAATTGCTAACTGCATTGATATGTTATTTGGATGGTCAATGCGACCTGTCTTTAGGTCAGCAATGAATCGCTCACCTTTGTACTCAACAACTCTATCTGGTGTACCAGCAATTTTAAACTTGTCATAGACCGTAAACTGTTCAATGAAAAGATTGGTTAAGATACTTGTTGCCTGTTCATAGGCTTTAATATCTGGCAACCATTGGTCTGGTATTGGACCCAACTCTAAACCTAAGTCTAGTTTTTCTGTTAGTGCGTGGATGGCTGTGCCTATTGTTGCTGCCTTACTAGCACCTGCTGCATCCATTGCTTCTTCGATGTATGCATTAACTAACTTGTTATCATCTGCTGCTACACCTATGGCTAGTAGTAAGTCTGGTCTGCTTGTTAAACCTATTGCAGCCATCCTCATCTTCCATGCTGTTAATGCTGATGCATCATCAAGACTGTTGGCTATTGTAGTAGCACGGGTATAAGCAATTGGAGCGCCACCTTTAGGCGGTACAACCATTGGTCTACCGTATCTATCTCTTACTATTTCTGTTGGCATTTGTCTCCTTGTTTAGTGTCCCGTGTTCGCAGATGGCGGGACCACCCATCCCCAAGTCTAACACATAGTCGAAATGAACAAACTTCTATGTGTCAGATAGCGCTGCTGATGTTGGTTACTCTCTCTCGATTCCATGCACACTTACATCTGGGTCGTGTAACTCTAAGTCGTAGCCGCTGACTTCGATGTTGTCCGTAATGATATCTTCAACTTCCTCAGGGGAGGTAGCCTTGATACCAGTAACAGTAACTGTAATCTCTACAGTTGCTGACCAGGTTGTAGTAAGTACATCTGAACCGATTGATTCAAGCAATTCGTTAACGTCGTCACGACTAACTGTTGCTTCATCTGAACCATCATCAAATGCTTCAGAAAAGAAATCATACACCGTGCTACGGTTAGATACAATCTTTCTATAGGCTTCTTGTGCTTCTAGTTTGACTGACTCGAGTCGTAACTTTAATGTAGTTTCACTCTTGATTAGTTCCTTCAATGATTCCTCAGTGAAGTTGTATGTAGTTCCGTCTACTGTTATTGGATTTAAGTACATCATTCTCCTTAGATAGAAAGTAATTCTAGTGCTCGTAGTTTGATGCCGTCATTGCGCCCTGCAAGGGTAGCAATACTAGCATCTTTCTGAGAGTAATGGTCGGCATATTCCACAACTGCTTGCCATAAACCAAACTCTGTATTTCTAATGTTTTCTTGTGTTGGGCTATCTGAGTAGATAGCAAACGCTTTCTGTCGTGCATTGAGGGCACGGGACTTGGCGTTCTTCTCACCCTTGCTGAGTAAGTGTAGTGGTGCGTTCTCAATCTTGGTAGGTAAAGCCCATACCTTTTTGAAGTACGCAGTTGCTTTGCTGATGTCTGCTTCACGCTGCATTAGATGATTAGCAAGGTTGCTGTACTCATCAATGCTTGTGTAGGTTAGGTCAAGAATGTTTCGCATATCAGATACTGATAGCACTGCGTTTTGGGTATGACGCAGCGTGTATGTGTGTGCTTTATTCTTGGCTCTAAAGATACGATTGATTTGATTGGCACAAAACAATCGCTCAATGATTGGACGAACTACTACTGATGATGACCCGTCATGACTAGTCTTGGCTAGTAAGAAGGCTGCATGTGGGTCGCCTTGGATTTCCATTTCTTTTGGTAATGACATGAGCATCCATACTTTTGCACCGTCATCATACTCACCTGCTGCTGCATAGCGAGCATCACCTGAATCAATCAAGCCATCAAGGCAACCAAAGACTTCAGAATTCTGAAAGACTTTGTACTTGCTGCCTACTACACCAATGACTGACTGTTTTCCACCATCATTCTTAACAACAGCCTGCTTCTTGGGCACATGCATAAACTCTTCTGTATGCATATCGGATAGAGATACAGTCCAATCAAGTCCTGCCTGATTGGCTACTTCTGCTGCGCTGTTTGCTTCAACGGCTACGCCTGCTTTAATCCAGGCTGAGCGGTTCTTTACTACATCTGCTGTAGTGTTTGTCATATTTAGATACCCATTCCTTCTTTAACTTTTGGATGTAGTTCGTGGGTCATGGCAATGAACGCATCTGCTGGCCAATGTGAGTTGAACACACGGGTAAGTAGATTCGCTAGTGAATAGTTTGGCTTAGCAATGAGTGCCATTGCAAGCATTTCTTTTGCATCATCTAGACGCTCAATAGAATATAGATTGGAAGCAAGTACACTAGCAATAGGTGCTATGTATTCCTTCGGCACTGAATCCCAGAAGTATCCTAGATAATTATTAACATCTTCTACTAGGTACTCTGATGGTAGACCTAGCAAGAAGTCACGCAGTTGGATGTCCTTATCCAATGCAACTGTTACTTCTGCTATGTGTTCAACTGTTG